TAATAATAGTAATATATAAATATTTATATTTTTTTATTATTATTTGTTGCAAAGAATAAAAAGTATATATTTTTATATTAAACGGAAAATATTTATATTAGATTAAAATGACAAGTGTTAAGTACTATTGAGTTTATATAGATAGTTAGTAAGTAAAGTAATATAACTTACTAAATATAAAATAAAGAGATGAAAGAACATGACAAATGAAAAGAAAAACTTAAAGAACTTGTATGAAGAATTTGAGAAAGAAAGTTTTGAGAACAGAACTAAAAAAAATAACGAGAATGTTATAACAAGTTCTGAAATTAGAGAAAAAGTTTCTCAGATCTTCAAAGAAGTTGGAAAGAATGAGTTAATGTTTAGTGTAGTTTGTAACATCTTAAAGAAAATAGATGTTAAGTATGAGAAACTTGGATATAGTAAGATAAGAGTTTCTGTATTGTATAAAAAGATGTTCAAATTACAGAAAAAGATAGTTAATGAAGTAGAAATTGTTTATATAGTTAAATTATAACTATATAAATATTTTTACTTTTTTATTTCTTTAATAATATATTATTATAGTTATTTTATTTATTTTTATTACTTTTAAAATATAAAACTAATTTTATGAAATTGGGGAACTGTTAAAATATATTAATAATGTATATAAATACATAAAATACATTACATAGTATATTAATAGTTATATATTATTGATAATATAGAACAAGTTATGTTTTATATTAAACGGAAATAGTTTTACATTTATTATAATAATATTTTAAAACTAAGTAAAGGAACACTCATGCTTATATTAAACGCGAAAACTATTGTAGTAAACTGTAGCAAATACACTGATGTAGTCCCATAGCGAAAATATTCGACGTAAGACGATAGCGATTTCAAAAACGCAATCGGAAGCCTCTATGTATTTATAATCTTAGAAGTGATGTAAAGTTATTGAGTTATTGAAAGTAAAGTATAGAATATTAGGAAGACAAAAACGCTATCGAATGCACTAGCATCAATGCCTATTATGTATTAGGTAAAATAGTGAACCACCGTACATTAAGTGGGTGCTCAAAAACTACACGGTATCACTGAAACGAAAAAACGATATCGGTCAAGGTGGTAAAAAAATAGAGTAAGAAATTTGAGTAAGTTAAAAACGCAATCGGATTCCAGTGGTCATGTTGAACGAATTGATAATAGTTGATAGATACTGAAAATTGTGAGTAATAGTTTAAATATATTAAATAGGATGTATTATTTATGTATTTACACTCATTCAAGTTTCGTGTACAATTATTAACAACATTGTATTGTTAATGATTATATTAATATAGTGTCTAAACACCCCCCCAGAATTGATAAAAATATACTTTAATATATGTAGAAGAATACAAATACATATAATTTATTTTTTGATTAAACTAAAATGACAACACTTAAATACTAATAAAATAATATACTAAGTAACAGAACTTACTATAAATTAGGTAAAGTATAGTGAGTACAAAAGAACAAGAGATGGTGAAGTATGAGTAAACAAGTAGAAGAACTAAAGAATATCATACGAAGTATGGAAGTAGAGCAGTTAAGAGATATGCTTACAGATTCTATAGATCATGGGTACTATAAGTTAGTACATACAGATGAGGAATCAGATGTATATGAGATAAGTATTAAGGTTGGGTTATAAGGTGGTAAAGCATGAAAAGAACATTTAGAGTGAAGTTCCTTAGAACATTGGGACCAGATCAAGGTGTGTGCTTTGCAGAGATGTTTCTGGATAGTTCAGATCTAGTAACAGCATACTATAGAATACAGGATAGACATGATTGTATATCTGTGTTATGTGTAGAACAGATGACAAAAGAGAGAACGAGCATACAGTATGTTGAAGAAGTAGAGCATTAGAGGTGATGAGTTATGAGTGATATGATAGAGCAATTAACCGATGACAAACGTCATGGTGCATTAAGTTCTATAACACTAGGTGAAGTTATGGAACAGTTAAAGAAAGATATCAATGATAACAATGCACAAGAAGAGTTAATGAATACTATTATGGATTACTTGACAAGTGAGTGATAACTAATGGTACTGAAAGTACATTACTCAAGAGACTTAGGTGAAACTGCAGTATGTGGAATGAAGAATCCTAAGAGATGGAGATGGTTTACAAATGAGCATAGTGATGTTACTTGTAAAGCTTGTATTAGTGTAATGAAAGAATGGAATATGAGGTGAGGAACTATGTGTACAGATGAAGAGTATATAAGATCTATTACCCTGGCAAACGAAGAAGCACAGGAATACTTTGATATGTTAGATGATCTGGAAGAACAATGTGATGAGTTAGAAGATCCATGTGAGGTGATGATAGATGAGTAATATATTTGTAAGACTTACACTAGCACTTCTTGCTGGAGCAATAATGGTAGGAACAGGTGTAGCATTGATACTAGGTGTGAACTAAGAGGTGATGAGATGAATAATAAAAGAATAATTGTGAAGTGTGATAAATGTGGAGAGGAATACCCTACAAGATGGTGGGAACCAGGACAGAGGCACAAAGGTTGTGGTGGAGAATTTAAACCAGTATGAGGTGATAAGTTATGGAGAGAAAGACGTATAATGGTAGCACAATTAACCTACATAAAGTTGCAAGAATACAGATAGAACAGTATAAACAGGAAGGAGATGCTCCTAGTAATGTTACAAAGGTAATGGTACGTGATGAAGATGGACATAGGACTGAGGTAGTTATGTTTAGTGATGAGAAGATTGAAGTTGAAGAGGAATAGATTATGGAAGAAGATGAGATTAAAGAATACAAAGTTATAGTAGACATTACATCAAACTACTATACTGCAATGGAGATGAGTAAGATAATAGAAGAGCTATGTAGTGATATCAACATTGATGGATGTACATCTTGTGTTGTTAGTACAGTAGAAGAAAAAATATATACCAAATTGGTAGTTAAGTAGTTAGTAATGTTGAGGATGTATCATGAGTACATCCTCCTATGGTAGATATATGATAGTTGAGAGGCTATCATACTATACATAGATTACCCGGAGATGATATAGTGAGTCTTAAAGTAGGACAAGTAGGAATTGTAATATGGTCACTCATATTTATGTTTGTACTTTTATGTATAGCATTAGCATCAGTACAATAGGAGATGAATACAATGGAGAACTTAAAAGATATGTACGCAAAGTACGAGAAGGAGAGTAAGGAGAAGAGTGCAAAGAATACAAGTGGTGTCAGTTCTGATATGATCAGGAAGGATATCATGAGAGTATTCAATGAGACCAAGATGCCAAAACTGTTACTATCTGCGGCAATTCAAGTTGTCAAAGAAGTGAATGTTGCCAGGTATAAGGATGTAAACTACAGTACATTCAGAGCAGCAGTCCAGTATGGCAAGATGTTCAAGATGGAGAAGGATACCCAGGAGAGAGTGTGGTTAGTTAAGGTGACAGCATGAGAGTCAAGCTGGAACTTGAACTAACACACAATGAGAAGATCTCATACACATTAAACATGAGAGGTGAAGACACCATCAGCAAGAGTGTACGAATGAACATCCATGATAAAGTGGATAAGGTACTCGAAGCATTTAGCGATAGTGACTGAGGTTCATCATGTTTGGTGACAGTTTGTATGGTCCATCACTACATAAGCAGCCCATTGTGGGACGTTGTACATGTGGTGGACCATTACATACTCATTGGTTTAGTAGACTTAACAAAGAACTGATATGTGGAAAATGTGGTGAGGTATATAAGAGGGTACCTAACACTAACTGGGCAAGTGATAGTGCAGCTCAGGAAATGTTCACACAAATGGTTCACGCATTAAAGCTTGATGGTATTGAATCACCAAAGGTTAACATTGTTACAAGACTTACTGAACTGAGAATGGGAATGAGGTTTAAATGGGATATTACCCAGATTAAACAATGGGGATTCAGCATCACAGGAGATGAGGTACATGAAGCATGAGTCTGACTTAAGGGATCATATTAGTGTTACAACAATTGAAGGATAATAGTATCCTTCCCTTTTATACATAGTATGATGGTGCAAGCCACATACGTATGAAGAGGTGATAAGAGATGGATAGAGAACGAATGCTTGTAATGCTTAAAGAAGGTTATACCCCTGAGTATGTGAGCTTGGTGAAGTGGAGAGATGTACGAAGAAGTATAATGGCTAATAGAACATGTGGTAGTATTAATAGTGAAACTTGTGCGTTATGTGAGGCTACTGATACTACTTGTGGCTGTAGATTATGTACATTAAATCAGTTAGTAAGTTCACCATGCGGAATACGTGGATCACCATGGCATAAGGTACTGTGGAGTAATAGAAATAATTTGCTGACAAATGTAACTAATATGATAAACTATCTCCAGGTATTAGTAGCAATATATGGAGTGAAGAAGAATGAATGAGGAAGACATTGAACCTTGGACTAAGGAAGATATGGAAGCGATGCTTGTAGCAGGTTACACTCCAGAGTATGTTAGCCTTATGAAATGGGTAGTAATACATAAGCACTATATGATGACAGAGATATTAGAGTATAGTTGGCTTAATGGTGCTACTTGTGCATTATGTCATTTCCACTATGATGCAGATCAATATGATGATGATAATGAAGCATGTAATGGATGTACACTATACGAACAAATGGGAATAACATGTAATGATGAAGGTCATCCATATATACCAGCAAGGTTTGGACGTATTGATGACATCATATCCAGTATGGAAAGTATGATAGTCGAACTTGTTAAGCTCGTAGCGAAGCATGGAGTAAGGGTGAAGCAATTATGAGTGATAAGCCAATACCATATTGTCAAATTAAGAAGTGTAACAAAGACTTTATAGACAATGGAGTATATGTATGTTGCTGGGCATGTACTATGGAATGTGAGGATGAAACCAATCAATGTAATACTACCCTACATGATTGTGCATATTTGATAGAGGACTAGTAACATGACAAAGATAACAACATTTTGCTTCAAACATAAACGTAAGGAACGAGTTACAGAGATAGAGGTTGTCGATGATGGAATCTACATGACACTGGAATGCGGATATAAAATGAGGAAGTTTTGGAAACCAGATAGGTGATCAAATGATAAAATCAATAACAATAGGACGAGCAACAGATGAAGAGTTTGACGACTTTAAAGATGCAGCACGATTCGTCATAGTCGGTGTAGATTCATTTGGAATGATACTACCTAAGCAGTTAGTGGAAGATAAGGTAGCAATAACTATGGAGTCAGTACAGATTGACGTTGATCGAATACAGAATGATATGCTCATCATATTCACATATGGTGATAACAATGACTATATGATGGAATGGGTTGTGTTATAATGAGTTATTACTTAGCACGAAGAAACAAGGAGACAGGAAAGTTTGAGCTACAATGGGATGATGCTGAGCCAAAGCAGTATTATGTATTAGAACAGGCTATATCAGCTTATGAACTATCTATGACACATGAAGGACAGGATAACGTAATGCTACTTGAAGCTGTAGCGTTAGACATAAAAGTAACCATAACAGAACTGTAGGATGTAAATTATAATGACATATGACATAGGTGATGAAGTACGTACTACTGCAATGTTCAATGTCAGATATGGTGTATCAATTGCAGGAATAGTATGTGATGTACATGGAGATATAGTTGATGTGTATAACGGTAGCTATTCAAGATCGTTACACAAAAATAGCTTAGCGAGGAAGTAATATGAGACACAATATCAGTGGAGTAAGGACAGATTGTATAACAGGAGAAGAACAAGAAGTAGAACTTGAATATGAGATTACCCTGAAGGATGGATACGAAGTATTCCAGTTGTTTGGTGGTCCTACTGGATATGAAAGCTTTACTTTGAAGCCATTAGATATTCCAGGACTTGAGAAATGGAATACTGATAAAGATGAGATCATGTCCAGGAACTGGGTAGCATGTGCAGGAACTAAGGGAACATGGGATAAACTTGTAATACCTGCAAGTGAGATGGCGAAGATAGTATGGGAGGTTGAATAATGAGAGGAACAATATACAATGACGGAAAGACATTATGGATTAATGATGAAGAGAAATGTATTGCTCGAGTTGTTGGTATCGACAAAGTTAAACCTGATATGACAACTAAGCATTGTGATATCGTAGGAATAGATGGAATAGTAGAAGATTAACATTTACCCAACAGGGATAGTGGTGAGTCGGTTATCATCTCTTTCTGACAATATGACATTATCCCTGAAGACAGCATATACGAGATTGTGTGTGGTTAGGACACGTTGGCCACGTTCATGCACATCTTGGTGCATGTGTCAAGATGACACGAGGTAAATAATATGAGTGAATTTGATATAAACAAAACAGAGAATACGGTAACCATACCGTTCGACATAAATAGTACCCGGAGTTCAGCATCTGGGAAAACAATTGTACTGGCAACTAGTAATGGTTTCCAGTGGGTAGAGATTAATGGTGAGAAAGTAGGCATCAGCTTCAACATTGTGAAGAAGAAGTGATTGTATGCATGGAAGACATAACTGCCCGTGGAGAGATGACACAGAACTGCTGGATGTCAATTCAGCATGCATTCATGGGTGTATGGGATTAATGTGCATAGATGGTGAATGGGAGTGTCCTTGGAAGCTGAGTAATACATATGTAGATAATATTACCCCAGAACACTATCATCTATTTAGTCCACGAGAGAGAATGATGCATATCAGAAATGCGAAGTGGCATCCATGAACAATAGAGATATGCGCATTAGTGATATAATCTATGGAGTAGTATACTGTCATAATTGTGGTATGAAAAAGCATAGCACAATGGGTGTAATCCCTAGTAACCTAACGTGGTTAGATAAACAATCAAGGTGTTGTAGTAACCCAGATTATCACTGGTACAGTAACAAAAGAAGATGATCATATGGTATTAAGTAAACTAATAGAAGTACGAGATGATGGAACACATATGGTGTTTCTAGTAACGAAATTTGAACCTGAAGATAGACAGTTGATCCAACGATCTGGTTGGGAGTTAACTGGAAGACTCTGCGTAGTTACGATATTGGGTAATAAAGCAGAGAGCTCTATGGGAACATTTGGACATCCACAATACGATATATCAGAGTATGGTGGTAAGATGGTATTCGATCACACAACAGCAGGAGTAGTAACAGCTATTGCCAATACACCATTTGAAGATATACCTGATGTTGTTGATGCAAGAGATCATGAAGGATGGATGGGATGAACAAGAAGCAATTGAAAGAATTATACTGGGTAGATCTTGACATTGCAACATGTCATACATGTGGTATGAGGAAATATGGTATGGTAGGTCTCCCTGGACGTCCTACAATAATGACATTAGATGATACATCAAGATGTTGTAGAAGACCAGACTATCATTGGAGGGGTTAGTATGTTTCATACAATGTGTACTACCTGTGGTAGAGAAGTAGCATGGATACATAGCTCATCACTATCATTAGTTGAAGTTAATCAGAAAGCTAAGTGCTGCAGTAATCCACATCTCTATTGGATAACAGGTGGCAAGTATTCGAAGAACTCTTTACATAGAGAACATGTAAGAAATACCAGGAGGAACAATGTCAATCAAGATTAAGGTAACCGACGTATTAGAAGATAATGTAGAGATCATTAATATTAAAGCATTATCTTCACTTGCACTACCAGAAGAATATCTAAAAGGGTATCCAGTTTGTACATCACATAATTCGGTATTAGTAATCAAAGTGAATCCACATACAAATACCATGTTAGCTGTAGGAGATGTAATACCTAGACGTGTGTTCGAGAATACATATCTAAACTGGATAAGAGAAGCAGGCAATAGGTTGCACAGGATTAATCGTAGACTTAGGAAAGAGTTTACAACAACATATGAGGTATAAGTATGGGAAGGCAAGTAATTAAAACTGAGGAAGGAGAGTACATTACCATACCGGATGGTGATAAGGCGACTAAGGAAGAGATATGTGAATACGAGAGGATGATAAAGGACGTAAAGCATCATGAATAATAAGCAACTACGCGATGAGTCAGTTACAAGTAAAGCTATATGTAGTGGATGTGGAACTACTAAGTGGTCATGTACAACACTACATGAGACAGAGAAGTCGATGTTAGATCAACTATGTCAAACTTCACACTGCTGCAATAACCCAATGTACTGGTGGTGTCAGTCATGAACAAGAAACAGCTAAGAGAGTTACCATGGAGAAGCTATGGGAAAGTTAGGTGTAGTGGTTGTGGAGCAATGAAATGGGCATGTGCTACTGTTACCCCTACAATGATATGTCACATAACACATATATCACATTGTTGTAGTAACCCTTTCTACTCTTGGACTGATTTATGGAGAAAGGATTATGAATAAAAGAGACATAACTAACTCAAGTGCAATAGATACAGCTATATGTGAGAATTGTGGGATGATAAAACATTCGATACCAACATTAGACTTCACAGGAGTATCGATGTTGAAGATGTTAAGCATTACATCACATTGTTGTGATAAGCCATTCTATTGGTGGAGTAGCTTCTACTATGGACATGTAAAGAAATAATGGAGTATATCATGACAGGATATAACTTACCATCAGGTATGTCGTCATCAGATATACCTGGTAATAGACCGGAGGATGAAATCGCAGAACGAATATGTGATGAATGTGAATACCTTATCGATGATGAATGTCCATGTGACTATGATCATGCTACATGCCCCAATGATATTGATAGCAAAATTGAAGAGGCAATGTGTGGTAGAATTGATGAGGCATATGATAGATGGAGAGACATGGAGGAATGACCATGGAATTTGATATAGATAAAGTAACAACAAAGGAAGAAGCTGTAATATTCTATAAGGACCATCACTTTGAAGTAATTGCTAATTGCATGATAATTCATCCAGATACAACTAATATATCAGATAGAGAAAGAATGGATGTTCAAGTTGAAGCAATGAATATGGTAGCAAGTACACATGGCTATGGTCCATTTAAACATCTATGCACTACTTGTAAAACTACATTCCCAGAATGTAAAAGTGACCCAATGTTTGGGTGGGGGAAGGCCAAAGATAATGTGTGTTATTGTGAAGGTTATGAACAAAAGAATAAGGTGGATGAATAACCATGAAGTTTAGAATACATGGTGGTAAGCTACATGAAGATTCATTTGTTATTGAAGGTGATACAATAGATGAATGTCGTAGTGATGCAGGTGAAGAAGCAGAACGACGTGGATGGACTGATCCATGGAGCGAAAGGATAGATGATTAGATAAACAACAATAAACGAGATGATACCCATGAATGTGGCAGATAGATTTAGAAAAGAACATTGTTCAACATGTCCAGTAATAAGATCATGTGATCAATCAAAGGTTGACTTAGCATCGTGTGCATCGATGTTAACATATTTTAACCTTAAGCGTACAAAGTATACAGCAATGAATGTGTATCAAATAACAGGAGTATGCATATTAATAATGTGTATGAACTTTATAACGATATACAAATTACCTATACCATTATTCATACTTGGTGTGATAGGTGGTATAGTAGGTATAGCACTTGCTGTATTCTATTCAGAACCAATAAGAAGGTAGTATTATGAATAAGAAGGATATAGCTAATACCCAAGGATGTTGTATTGCAGCATGTATACATTGTGGACGTGAGAAGTATGCTATACGAAGTGGTGACCATTGTGGAAATGTGCTAACATTATGTCATATAGATACAATATCACATTGTTGTAATAGTCCTAGCTACTGGTGGGTGATTGGTGATGAACAAAAAACGAATTAAAGCAGCACTCAAACATGCTCGAGGGATAAGGAAGGAGCTTCATGATAAAGTATTACTTGGTCCTGGATACGCATTTTCATATCAGTGTATAGTTGGTGATATTAGAAAAGTTGAGCAAGGTGATCATAGTGAGGGTGCTATAGCTACATTAGAGAATAAGAAAGTGAAATGAGGTATAGAATATGAAAATATATATCCCATTGGTATTCTTTACCGTCGAGATTTGTTTTGGAGAGGATAACAACTTCAAAGGTACTATTGGGTTGTATTCAGATAAGATGCAAGTGAGGAAAAGCAAATGAATAATGGAATACCAATTAAGTTTAAAGCTTGGCATGAAGGAGCCAACAAGATGTTTCCAGCTGAAGAGCTAGGACGAGATCAACTAACAATAAGTCCAGATGGAAGAGGGTTTGTTAATGTATCTGGTAAAGATGATACCCTAAGTCAATACTATACCAATATGATACCACTACAATATATTGGTATTAAAGATCGAGATGGTGATGAGATCTATCATATGGATATATTGGAGATCGAACTAGATGGTATAACGTATAGAAGTTCAGTAATGAAAAGACATGCATGTTGGGTTATACATCATCCTTATAGGATTAATCCAGCCACAGAAGAAAAGGACTACATCAATTTTGGTTGGTGGGTAAGTCATAGTAATGTAAAGATCATTGGTAGTATGCATGAGAACCCAGAACTTCTGGAGGTACATACATGATGAGGTTTTCAGAGTATGAACGTCACATTACATTAGAGCGTGCAAGGCTTTGGCTAAGGTTACTTGATACCCCAAGACCAGTAGTATCATTTGAACCAATTAAAGCATCAGGGTTCAGATCATTCTATGAACGTAGGGTAATGTGCAATCAATTCTTAGGACATAACTTCAGTGTTGGAGGGTCAAAGAAATGACAATATATGCTATACATACAGAGTGGTATCGTGAAACAGATAATAAAACTCGTCTTGTTGAGATACCAAGCAAAGCAAAGCATGTTACACTATACGATAGATATGTAGTGTACGCATTAGATGTTACGAAGTGATAGCAATGGCAAACTTTAGAGATGGTGAACAACCTTGTCAGAACTTTGAACCACAACTTGAAGCAAATGAACATGCAGTATGGGAAAATGAACATGAATGTTATCGATGTGGTGGACTTGTAAGTTTATGTGTAAATTGTCATCGTGATCATCATGACGGTGGATATGAAACATGCAAAGACAACAGGTAATATATGAACCCCATCGAGCTATACTTCACAAAGGACCAATATGACAAGTATGGGGGCTATATTAAGAAGAACATATTCAAAGATACATTTGATCTTAAATGGTGGTATAGTAGACAGCAGTGGAGTAAATCTAAGATTGCTGTTATAGAGTATCAGAAGAATAATGATGATAGCAGACTATTAACCATAACATCTGCATGTAGTGAGTTCATAGATGTTATGACTAAGATTGTAGATCATATTAAGTTAGGACCAGTACCACCAATTGTTCTTGATGATGAGGTTACCGTCCCTCTCGAGGAGTTCATAGTAACATCTATTACCCAGGAAATTAAGAGGCATACAAATATTAATAGTAATGTTATATCATATATGGTAGAGCATAGGTTGAGGGATTTGAATTCCTCTGCTATATTGAAAGATGAGCAGTGAGAGCTACTCATCCAATAGAGTATAAAAGGAGAGAACGATATGTTCAAAATATCAGATACTAGAGTAGATGAACTACAACATATTATAGCACAGGCAGTAGAAGAATGTGAGACACCAGGTGATACGATAAAGCAGCTAGCTGATAAACTTCCTGATACTGAGGAATTTGGTGCTGCAGTATTCATGCTAGGGAAGATGTCATCAGTGGGACGTAATGATATTATTGTTAATGCAACAATGATGATGCTTAGTGGTATGCCTATAAATGATGGAATGGAAGTGCTAACAAATGTAATGGTAAATACCATACGCAGTGTTGATAGCTATGAAGTTCAAACTGGCATCATTAACATAACCAAGAAGATTCTTGATGGTATTATAGCTGACCCAGTTGATGTTAGGAATAACTAATCATGATACCAGATACTATATTAGTTGAGGAGAGGAAATCTCTCTCCAATGCTTGGTATAGAATACTTAGGTTATGTTTAACCGAAGGAGTTCATATACCAGCATCAACTACTACACCACCGATAGTTATGACAAAAGACATCAATGGTATTGTCGTATTAACTGGTGACGCTATCCAGAGTGTACTCAATGATGAATTACATCCTGGCTTCCCAACTAAACAGTTATTGCTTGAGGAGTACAAGAAGACATTCAGTAAGGAATTTGGACGGAAACAACACAACCTACCTGACGATAGTGATGGTAAGTTTGTATATACTTACATTGAGAGACTGCTATATAGAAGAGAAGTATCATTTGATCAACTTGCTAGTATGGCAAGAATACTTAGAAGGATTAAGATTAACCGTCGCATTCAGATAGTAACATGGGATGCACCAACTGATATTGATAGTCCTGAGCCTCCATGTTTACAGAGAATCTGGATAAGACAACTATCTCTTGAACCTGATGCTGATGGGTTATACCCTATTGAGCTTCATATATTCTGGAGGAGTAGAGATCTATATGCAGCATGGATGTCAAATGTAATTGCAGTTGTCAATATGATAGTGCAGTATGTATGTATGGGAGAGTATAAGATTGTAAAGATTGTTGATGATTCTGACAGTCTTCACATATACGAAGCTGACTGGGATGCAGCAGCTAAAGTTAAACCATCCATTGTAATGGCATAGGAGTCTAATATGACAGATAAAACTAAACAACCAAGAACTGTAGCCGATGAACTACATGACCTTGAAACTCAACTTGGCATATCGAAGCAACGTGTAGATGAACTACGTAGAATAATATCAAGTAGGAATAAAGGTCATCATACACTAGGGGAAGTGTTAATGGATATTGGTAAAATCAATATGACAGATAATGAACGAAGTGTCATGTTATTCGAATATGGTGTATCCTGGATGACAACTGTTGTGAGGAATCAGAATGCAAATAGAAAGATTCATTAAGGTGAGGACAACATTCATAGCAGCTCATTGTTGGCCTGATGCTCCAGATGAGGTTGCCTTTCTGAGGAATCAACATCGACATATATTCAATGTTATAGCAATAATACCAGTGGGACATAATGATAGAGAGCTTGAGTACTTTATGGTATTACATAACATTGATGATGCTATCAGTAGAATAATATCACCAGAATGGAAGGGTACTGAGAGTTGTGAGATGATTGCTGAGATGATAGCAACACGGCTAAGTATCATCTATGATAGGGATAATATTACCGTCGAAGTTAATGAGGATGGAGAGAACGGAAGCATAGTGAAGTTGAGTAATGAGGTAAACTAATTTTATTTGAATATCAATATTTTAATGATGTGAAAATTAAATCACAACATTTATATACTAATAAAATAATATTACCTATTGTAATTACTAACAACTGAGGAGTTGCGAATAATGGCAGATAAAAAACTAAACATTGCAGAAATGTATACTAAGCTTGAGAAGGAAGGAATCGATAATCCAAGATCAGGCAAAGGCGAGAAGGCAGAGAAAGTACGTGGCATAGTAAAGGACATTGGTAAGCAGACAGGAAAGAACAGAATACTTCAGTCAGCTGCATTCAATACCGTTAAAGATGTCATGGCCCCAGACAAGCTGGATCGAAGTTACTTCACCCAGACCGTTGAGAGAACGTGGGAAACTGAACGTGATGATGTCAGTAGAGTATGGATCTTGTTGAACAAAGCTAAGGTCAAGACCCCTGCACAGAAA